CGTTGGTTTTAAATTTACCATACACATTTCGTAATTTTATTCTTCCTTTTGTGAAATCTGTTTCCCTGTTCCAAGATTCTACTTGTCCACAGGAATAACTTTCTGTACCAAATATAACATCACCATTATTAAACGAACCACTATAATAAATTTCACCAGTAGCAGATTTGATTTTGATATCTGTGAATATATCCACTTCAGAACCTGCAATCAATCCTTCCCCCTCATATCCATCGTTGATGATGGGGTTTCGTATGATACCATATTGTCTAAAATCATTTACTACAGGAAATGTTTCATATTCATCTCGTTGCAATCTTGTAATTATCATTATACGGTCTGGTGACAATTCATATAAAGGGTCAGAAGAGTGTCCACCAGGCGGGCTTATTACAACAGACAGTTCAGAATCGTCCCCACCAGTTTCCGTAGAAATGATTGCCGTTGCTCTTTTATATTTAGAACCACTTGAAGATATTGTAATTTTGTTAAGTTCTTTTGTGATATTATCAACGCTTGCTGTTGCTTCTGCTCCAGTTCCATCACCAGATATTACCACTCTTGGCATAATTTCATAATAACTCGTTGCATCTGGTATAACTTCCCAATCGGGAGAAACCGATACACGTTTATCTGCAACAGTATACCCCGTAATTTCTCTGGTTTGTCCAACACCCATACCAGACACAATTGTGATTGCATATCCTAAATACTCATTATCATTTGTAGCAGATTCCCCTGTGATTTTCACAAAGTCTTCACCACCCGAAGAAACTTTAGTGGGAGTACCCGTACCAGAAACAACTGATGTGACAGATTTATCATAAGCAACACCACTATCAACATTTATACATTCTATAGAACCATCAACAGATTCATATTGTGCTGTATATTGTAGGTGTCTATCATCGTCATATTTGTTTGGATTGTTTTCTTCTACAACCAAATTTCTTACGGGAATATAATCTTCGGTGATGTAGGTTTGAATATTTTCTGGAATTCTAAACATAAATTTCCAAATATATCCATCATTTGTTGTAATTGGTTCAACCTTTGCACCTCTTGGTGAATCAGTTGAAGAAATACCACCATTATTGAATATGCACTTATATACATTATTTTCGGAATTAGTTACATAAAACACATCATCATTTTCAAACATATCTCTGGTACTATCATATGCAACATATTTTGTACCTTTTGTCCATTCGTTTTTCTTTACCATAGGAAGAACACTGGAAGAGGTGATTCGTTTTGCGGCAATCATTCTATTCCACACATCATAATAAGATTCTGTGCTATCTACAAATGATTCTGGCTCAACATCCCCACTTGCCCCGCCCCATACACTGGGTCTGGCAATAAACAGATAGATACTATCCTTCGATTCTGGTGCAAACGAATTGACCAAACCATCAGAAATAAATGTTTTTAGATGTTGTTTTATACTATTAGTCATATATTATTTATCTCTCTATACCGAACATAAAGTCCTCTATTTGTATATAGTTGAATTTGTTGGCAGTTAAACCTGCACTTTTAAAGGGAATTCTTACTTCTAATATTTCTTCTTCAGCCCCATCATCAGAACCAACAAGAAGTCCCGTTGTTCCCCCTATTACTTCCACTCCGCTTTTGACAAATGCTCCACTTAGTGTATCAATCGTCAATGTTTTAAAACCTGAGTAATTTTGTATTTTTGTTATAATTCCAACAGCATCCTGCACATATGGGGATTCTTGATATACATATTCATTTACGGACAACGGATGAGTCATAACAAGTGCATCAATGTCTATTTCATATAAATTTTTGGTTCTGTTCCACGGTAATTCTGTTATACCTCTGCTATTTGGATGTGGGTATATTAACCAATAATCCCCAAATGTTGCTCCTGTGACTCCACCGTTTAGAACATTAAATTGTTCTCCTTGAGGAATATCCAGTTCATCAACTGGAATATAAACACCATCCCCAGTAGAATGAATATCATCACTTCCCACTTCGTGCGTTGAACCACCCAGTGGACCAGACACTCCATATAAATGAGAGGAAGAACCACTTTCATCAACATATGTGCCTCCATCGGCAGATGCCCATCCATATCCATTCGGGTATAAGTCTACACCACCAGTTCCGTTTGCTCCGTTTGCTCGTAAGTTTTTTATTGTATTAAATCTATATGAAGTATAGTGACCTAATAGTGGTGTTTCATATTTTCTTAAAATATCAGATTGGCTCACCACAGCAGATTTAATTTCCCTCATCAAAGAATCACTAAACATCTTTGTTCCTGCGGGATGTATTAGTTTTTTCATAAGGTCGTTATATTCATCTAACCCCCTTGATGATTTTATAACATATGAAAAATCTTGATAATAGAAATTATCTTGTAATTTTTTATTAGAACTTAATAAGCCATTATTGTTTGAATAATACCCAACACGGGAATCCAATGCAACTCCACCGTTCACTGTGAGGTTTGCTCCCGTACCACCGTTAGAATCTATTGTTACTACCAACGAATCGGTTTCTTTGTAATTTATTCCACTGTTTGTTAGTTTCACGCTTTTAATGACACCGTTTTTATCTACTGATTCTATCTTTGCATCTGCATCAACACCCAACCCACCACTAACTACAACAACATCTTCTAAAGAATATCCAGAACCACCATCAATAACAGATATTTCTCCTAAAGTAGAATAGACATATTCATATATTGTTCTTCCATCAACAAGTTGACATTCAACTGTACCATCTGAAAAGAAATCACCAAATGTATTTGTTAATTCTAATTCTACTACTCTATATCCTTCTTTTTGATATATTAAAACACCTTCCACAAAACCATAAGATTCTATTTCGTTTGTTGTTCGGTTTCGTTGTTGTACTTGCCTACCAACAACAGAAAATATATCATCAAGTTCGTTTGTTTGCGTTACCTTTAATATTGTTGGTTCACGCCATTTTCCATCTGATGCTTTTAGTATATCGTATTTTGGATAATAGAGAATGGGGTCTTCCCCGAACAAAATTCGGAATAATAATTTATATGACCGTTCTGTTCCTTTTGACTTATAAAAATCTTTGATGTTTTTTAAAAGTTTTCTTTGGTCAACACCACTTTCAAAAGTTTTTGGAAAATCTATCAAAAATTGGTTTTTGAATGTATCAACAAAATCGTCTACCGTATTGTCAATGTCGGCTGTGTTGGGTATGTTAAATGCTTCGTATGTTGGATTGCCACCACTCCCTGATTCAGACCACTTTACATATTCTTCTATAAAATCTACAAAATTGCTATGATTGATTGCCACAAATTCAGGCAATTGGTCTTCAATGAAAATAGAAATAGGGGTACTTAGTTCCTCTTTACTAAGCACAACCAAAGTTATTTCATCGTCCCCTTGTCCTAAATGTAATGGTAATAACATCTATTATCCCGTTTCTATGTTCATCTTGATATTGATTGCAGATAAATCGTTGCTGTCAATTAATAAAATTGTGTTTCTGATACTCCAAATATCTTTGTCTTTGGGTTGTAATTTTATTTTCAAAAAATTATCAGAAACCAAAGAATTGATTTTGATATTATTGAGATTTACTGTACCAGTAGTATAGTTTATAACACCTATGTTTTCTTTTATAATTGTTGGAGTATTTCCTACGGTCGTATATACATTAATATTACCGTTTCCATCGTCCTTTAAATATGAAAGTTGCTCTGTGTTGCTACTATCAGTATATTTGAAACTGCTTGAAGATAGCACAGAAGTATACCCATCATATGGATGATATACTGCATTTCCAAATTTGATTTCATAACTGGATATCTGATTAATGTTTGGATATAATCGATATTCCATTCCGAGTGATGTTTCGTTACTTAATATGGAAGAATCGACACTATCAATGTTTTTGATAAATTTAGAATATTTCATACCCTTATCAAATTTTTCAAGATTGACATCACCATAATTGATGATATTTAATCTAACCAATTCTTTAAGACTTTCTTCCGAAACAGAAGAAGTTCTGGGATTGTAATTAATAGTCGTATCAACATTCAAATATACATAATCGGGGTCTACAATTTTTGCATCAATAGCAACAATATTTTTCTGATTCATTAGTGAATTTGCAATACTGTCTTTGGTTTCTTCGGTAAGAATTGTACCAGATATTGGTTTGAAAGAAACAAACACTCTACCATATTCTGGTGGGTCGTTATCTTCACCACCCCAAACATTGACAGATTCTACATCAGGATAATCCTTTGCAAGAATTGATTTATAATCCTCTGCGGTCACTGCACGGTCTTGTGCTTGGTATGACCTTGGTGCATAGTTCCTTACTGATGCAACACTTTCTCTATCTGCACCACCAGATGCAGGAGAAGAAACAATTACTTCATTATTTGAACCATAACTAAATGCTCTAGAACCTGATGCATCAGAGTTTCCTATACCGTTGGCTTCTGTTCCTTTTGTTATAAGATATTGGACGAAGATAAGATTTCCATCGGCTAATTTCTTACCAACAACATCGTCACCAAAATATATTTCAAACTTACCACCCGATACTTCTTGCAAGAAATATACCTTAGAATCAACAAGAACATCATTAATGTCTGTTACAAGTTCCCAATTATCCGTATACCCAGAAGAATCTGTTGCAGAATTTTGTACTCTCAACGAAATTGTACTCGTGTCTATATTTTCGTCTGGAATTATGAATTGTTGGTCTGTGTCATTTTCAGAATACACAAAAGATGTACTCGTTAATGTACCTTCTCTAATTTCTAATCCAGAAACATTCGGAGTTGCTGTTGGGTCAATTGTTCCAACAGAAAGATTTGTAAATGTATATCGTGTTCCGTCTTTTGTGCCAGTAAAATTTGAACCTATCGGAAGAAATGACGGAAGACCTGCCGTATTTCCAAAGTTTATATCCACGGTTGCACTCGGAGAAGATACGGATGCGGGAGTATATCCCAAGTGTTTCGCAATCGAAACCACAGATTCTCTTTTCACTGCACTGTCAATAAACATCTCATTGACAACCATATTATTGTAAAATCCTTGATAGTGGGAATTATATGCAAGAATATCTAACAATATAGAAAGACCTGCACCATCAAAATTATAATCTTTAAATTTGTCTTGTCCCTGTAGATAAGTTTTTAGATTTGATTTGATAGTTTCAAAATCTAAATTATTTACTGATAGGTTTGAACTGTTTATGTCTGCCATTTTACCTCAATCTTTCAAGCATAAGACCAACAACGGCCTGCTCATTCGTATTTACTACTCTAAAGTATATATGCACACCAAATCCATTTTTCTCATCATCTGCAATAACTTGAACTTCCATTAAATCTGCTCTGGGTTCGTTTTGCTTTATTACATCAATAATATTCTGTCTGATACTAAACGCCGTAATAGGAGATAAGGGTTCAAACAGCATTGCACGAATACCACTATGCAGGAATGGTTGGAATGGTCGTTCATATTTTGACGTTAGTACGAGATTTCTTACAGACCTCTTTACTGCTTCAAGGTCTGATTTTGTAGTCACATCACCCGTTGTTGGATGAGCAATGAAATCTAAATCTAAATCTTCGTATTTGTTACCTGCCATTATTTTATCTTCCCATCGCCAATTGCGATTCTATGTACTGTGAGTATTCTGGTATTTCTGATATGATTACCTCATCATCAATCTTTTCTATGTCGTCCCAATTGCACCACTCAGATAGTAAACATCCAACAACCAAAACTTTCCGTGCATCCTTGATAGGATATATTGAATAAAACAAAGTGTGATTTGATTCAAGATGTCGTTTGAAATGACAATCTGGTAAATCCCCCGTTAATCTTACTTGAGAATTATTCTTTGAGAGCAAATCTAACATCTCAATAAATGTAGAAGTAAGAATGTCTTGTCTGCAATTATCTGTTTCCGAAGTACCTACTGTACAGGATTCGTGAGTTAGTGAGAACTTTTTCATTGATGTTCCGTCTAAGAATTGACCACCGTTGTGAAATTGAAGCAAAAGTGTACGGTCAGAATGTATTTTTGTTCTAAGTTCAGTAAGATATTCGTGAACTCGTGTATGAACATTTCTATAATTTTTGCTATTAGGGGCAAATAACTTTCTTTTTTTATTCTTTATAATACTACGAATAACTGGAACAGACATAAACACCCCCACCGCAATTGCGGCGACTGCCATACCAATCTCCATCCACGAACCCATAATATCTATATCTGCTATATTATTGTCAACGATTGTTGACATTAGTAATTCTGAGGTCATTATTTGCTTTCTTTATCTTATGGTAATTTTATGTAAATAACTGTACTTATATTTATAATTTATTTAGTCCGTCTTTGACTGCATCTGTGGCAATATTATCAAGTAATTTATTTCCGAAGCAAGAATCTTTTCCCATTCCAGAAACCATCATACCCAAACCAAACTTTGTCACTTTATCCAATGCTACCGACAAATGCAGATTGTCTGCATTGATGCTGTCTGTAAGGTTACTTGCGAGTCCACCAAGGTCAGATGTGATATTTGCAATCATATCTCCATCAAGGTCATCTATGTTACCTAGTCCGTCAATCAATCCTGTTATACTGGAAAGTTTCGATGATATATCACCCATCATATTTTGTCCCGAATCTAATACACTAGAAAACATTTGTGAATAATTATCTTCCACTACATCACCTGGCGATTTCATAGTTTCCTGAATCATATTATAAGAACTTGCGATTCCCTGCAATCCTTGAAAACCAAACAAATCACCATCCATTGAAAGGTCAACACCACTTAATCTGTTCGTGTGTTTGGTGAAATTTGCTAACATTCCGTCTGTACCCTTGAGTGCATCAATGTTTGCTACTAATCCACTAATGTCCAATTCGCCTGTATATGCTTCTAGTGTAGATGATAACGAATCAACCATATCAGAACTTTCTGAAATCTTTCCGGCAATGGGATTCTGAAAAGCACCTTCGTTCATTACTGTAGAGATTAAATCTTTTTGCTCTTGTGATAGCGAAACACTAGGTACTCCGCACTCTGTTGAAAATGTTGTATGTGGGTATGTCATAATTTTTATCCTGCAAATACGTTTCCTGAACCAGTAGCACTATGTCCACAACTTGCAGAATCACCTTGCCTACAAGTTCCCTTACCACTGCAAAATACTGTACCAGATGATACAACCATATTGGGTCCGGCGTGCTTACCATTACCGTGTCCTGCAACCGAATCATTTAGTACAGATGCGGGTAAACCGTTCACAAACACTGTAGAATTTCCCATTCCCAGAATTAGTCCACCTGCTGAATCTTGAAATACTCTTGCTATACCAGACATATCTTAACTTGTACTCCTAATCTTTAATGCAAGATTACAATTGGTTAGGGTTGTAACCGAATCAATTTCAAATTGTAATATATCGCCAGACTTGAATGTTGTTTTTGTCCAACCCACAGAGGTGTCTTGATTTTTCTTTCCGCTTGCGGGGATGTTGGGTAGGTCTGAACCCGCAACACTTGCAAGTCCGTTAGGCCAGTTTGCATAATTCACCCAATTTACATCCCATTGAATATCACCTGCACTACCGATACTTGTGACTGTCCATTCTGTAACTTCACAATCGTATGGAAGAACTCTATGTCCTTTTGTCCCTGTTGTTAGGACAGAACTTCCGTTGTCAACATTAATCCCTATAATTTCTTCTGTCTGTGTGTGTGCAGTTCCTTGCGTTGTACCATCTGGGAATTGTATGTGGTTTCCTGAACCAGTTATACCAACCACACCACCAAATGTTGCACCACCACCCATAGACATTCCTGCAACACTATGAATCAAGGTGACATTAGAGTCACCGATAACAACTTCGTTAGATGCAGATATACTTGAAGGTTGTGCATCGTGTCCAATAAATGTGTTATTGTTTCCTGTATAATCATTAAATCTATCATATCCTGAATCTTTCCCTATCGCAGTATTGTTTGAGCCGACAATTGAACGACCTGAATCATATCCAACTGATACATTGCTATCACCCCCTGTATTACCATAGAGTGCCTTATATCCAGATGCTACATTGTAATTACCCACTGTGTTGCTATAGAGTGCCCACTGTCCAGATGCTACATTGTAATTACCCACTGTGTTGTTATAGAGTGACACATTCCCAGATGCTACATTTTGACTGCCCATTGTGTTGTTATAAAGTGAATAATATCCAGATGCTATATTGTTATGACCCCCTGTATTACCATAGAGTGCCTGATATCCAAGTGCAGTATTGGTACTTATATCACCACCACCTTTTCCGATGGTTAAATCATTTACATTAACATCATTTGCGAATGTTGCACCACCATCAGCAGAAATTCCCCCAACGTGAATAGTGGAAGATGTTACATCAACATCACCTGACAACCCATTCCAAGTATTGACACCAACTAAATCTGTGAAGGTTACATCACCAGTTGCACCATTTACACTACTGACACCAATTATTTCTCCAGTAGAACCATTGAATGACTCAACATAGTTTCCAACAGGGCCAGTTGCACCAGTTGGTCCAACAACAGCAGGAACATCACCAGTTAAACCACCTACACTACTGACACCAGTTATTGCTTTAATACTACCTGTTAATCCATTAAATGAAGAAACCACATAAACATCGCCAGTTGCACCGTTTACACTATTAACACCTTCTACAGCACCAGTTTCCCCATTAACACTATCAACACCAATGACATTTCCAGTTTGCCCGTTGAATGTTTCGACATTATTGAGAACCACCGCACCCTTCAATATGGGAATTGTTTCTTCTGTTGTTGTTGTTGGACGAGGAATAACCTTTCTTGGTTCAGATAAAATTGCAGAAACTTCCGAGTTTACAATTACCACAATTGCTTCTTCATATTTTTCTATAGCAGTTTGTTCATCTTTGGTAAGTTCTCTTAGTGATGTAGATTTTACTTGAATTTTTTCTGACGAATCAACATACAAAAATACACCAGACATCTTTAGTTCTTTAACTATCCGTGTTGCAATTTCAAATTGTTCTGATGTGTATGACATATTAATTCAAGTAAATGCTTCCACTGGTTTCTGTAATTGATTTGTCATCCATCACAATAACAGATTCACCTTCCCCTGCTGTCATCGTTATCTTCTTTTTGACATTCAAGTTATAGTTGCCATCAGTGACGGTATGGTTGAAATCTCCATCAGTTTTCATATTCACATTACCTTTCACATAAACATTTGCATCCTTCTCTACGGTGATGTTCATACCACTATCACCTTTGATATGTAAACTATTATTTCCCTCTATAATCTCATAATCATTTCCTACGGCTTTCTTTACCATAGAACCGTCAGGGTGAATCTCGATGAATGTTCCTGATTTGTGATATATATGCAATCGTTCAGCATCTTCCGTATCATCAATCTCAATGATATGACCACCTTCGGTTTCGATTACACGATTGAGTGGGTATTCTGCATCGTATGGAGTTTCTGGTTCTATTGACTTATCTGGTGTACCAACACCCGTAGACAATTCCATCTCGTCTACGTTGTCTTTTTTTGTTT